TTCTCACCCAACCCTTCAATACCTTTAACATTATCTGAAGTATCTCCTTTAAGACATTGCTTATAGAAGAGTCTTAACCCTTCTAACTCTGTTTGTTCTAGGAATGTATCAGGTCTAGTCCAACCTTTACCATTAATTTCCCAAGAAAAATGTTTACCTGGTACTTGCAATAGATCTTTATCTAAACTACAAATGATTGTATCCTCTGTTTGATAAATAGCTAGGGCATCATCAGCTTCTAAAAACTCAGGGGCAAACTCCGCACTTAGTTTTTCAAGACTATAATCTTGCAGATCTCTTAGATGTTTAGGTTTAGGTGATACTCTATTAGCTTTATACTCAGGATAGATTTGTTTTCTAAAGTTATTAGGACCTGTTAAGAATGCTCTATAGCTAGTAGCTCCAGTCTTATTAAGAATGTTATCTAATAACTCGTCTATTCTATAGAGAGCTATGTTAAGATCATCATTCTCAGCACTAGCAGCACATCTATAGCATAATAGATCTTGATCAATAAGGGCTTGCATTAAGTATTAGGTATTACTTTCTTGTAAGTTTTATCTTGATTAGGATCTACCAAGAATACATTAGCGGGGAAAGTTGAAGTATCACCTTTATACCATTGGATAACAACGTTCTCTCCCTCACCTTTGTAACATGCAATCATTCTATTACCATCTACTCGTGTAGCAATTGCAGACCAGGGATATAAATCTTTTATTTCTGGGATCATACAGTCTACATTAGATAAGGTAATAACTACATTATCATTGTATCTATAGTGTAGATACTTTAGTTCTTTAGCGTTAAGTCTGGAAAAGAATATTGACCATGAAAATAAACATAGTATAATTCCAGAGGCTAGCAATGCTCTTACAATCCAGACTTCCCACTTTTTCATATTATTCCTTAGACTGGAATATCATCTTGAAGATCATTGATAGCTTCAGCACCTTCAGCTTTAGAGAATACATAAGCTTCAAACTGCTTAGCTGTTGCAATAACATCTGCTACAGATTTACCTTGGCCTAGTAATTCAACCGCAGTAGAGAGTGAAGACTGACGAATAATATACACTTGTCGTGCTGCTCTTTCTTCTTTAGTTTCATAGTTAGATCCTGTTACTCTAGCACCTACTGATGCACTTGCTTGTTTAGTTTCTGCCACTATTCCATCTCCTTCTAAGCCTACCCAATCCCAGTAGCCTGTTTTTTCATTTTTAATTGTAGTTACATTTACTACATCACCTTTAACCCATTCTTTAGCTGCCTTAAATACATTAGGGTTGCTGAAGGAAATGAGTTTCTTTAACTGAGGTTGACCTTGTTCATTCTTATAAGCTACTTCTAGCTGTTGAAAAGTTCTACCACTCTCAGATTTTTTTGTATTTTCTGTTACGTCAATCACTGTAATTTGCATGTATAATCTCCATATTTCCCCATGTGGATCCTACTTGGCATTCCACTCTCATGGGTAGGTTAAAGTCTTTACCAAATAACTTCTTAAAGTTACCTGGTATATCGTTGAAACATTTATCTACTAAATTTACTATACTAATATTATCCCATACTTTGGAATCAAAGTCAAGTATTATTGAATCATGTACTGTATTAACAAGCTTTACTCCTTCCTTATTTAATAATCTATTTCTTAAACTTACTCTTGCAATAGCCATAAGGTCCGCTCCAAGTCCTTGCACTGGATAGTTAAGGATCTTGGTGCGTGGCCATTCTACTTTATTATACTTTAATTCAGGTTCATAGTTATAAGTCCTACCAGTAGGCATAACGAGTTTTCTATCACGCTTAGCATCATTAAGAATTTTAGTATGCCAATCACGCAATCCTTTATACTTATCATAGAACTGGTCTATAACTCCTTGCCAGAATTTCTCATTGCCAATATCTTTAAAGTTTGGATCGTTTGCATAAGAGTATGCAGATCCTCCGTAGATAAGTCTAAATACAAATGTTTTAGCGATAAGTCTACTTGGTAATCCAAACCTTTCTTGGTTGTCTGCATGTTGATCAACACTTTCCCAGATCTCCTTTAAAGCAGTCTGATCTTGAGATAAGTAAGTTGCACCAACCCATTCCAATTGTTTAGCATCTGCTTGTAATAGCATTAGTTATACCTTGAAGTGAATAACGATTTGATTTCTCCATCAAAGTTTTGTAAGTTAGGTTTACTAGACGATAGTCTACCTGTCCTAGCTACACATTGATTAAGCTGTCCGTATATCATTCCTTCATCCCAGTTAAGTGTCTTAATTAAATTAACTAACCCTTCATAATATGTTGACAATCTTTTCTCTAGAGTAGAGCGAAAGAGTAAAGTCTCAATTATTTCTTTAGCCTTTTTAGATCCTCGTAATGACTTAAGAGTATTCTCATCTGTAGAGTATAATCCTTCTTTCATTAACTCAGATCCTTTTAAAGGATTTACTAGTCTTGGGAAAGAGACTGTGTAATCTTCCCATCGTTCCTTGGGTTGACCTGATCTACTGCCAGTCTTAAAAGTCCCGATAACCACTCTACGCTTAAGGCTGATGTTCCCACCATATAAGAAAGCACTAAGGTGATCAGTACTATTGGGATTAAAGCCAGGGCAATTATGGTACGCAAAAAGCCATTCATCAATCTTATCAATGTATGTAACAAGTTTTTCTCCTTCATCAATACTTTGTTTAGTATCATATAGAAGACCATTAAACTCCATCTCTTGTAAGACTAATAGATCTTGATTATGTAAGCTGATCAGTCTTTTTAAATGAGGTACAGTTTCTATCTGTTCTAGTTGTTTAAGATATACTTGTTCAGTTAGTTTGATATCTTGTGCTAGATATTCCTTAAGGATTTCTTCAGGTATATCAGGTGTATCAATCTTGTTCTTCCAGTATTCTTCTGCTACTATATCTAACTTAGATTCTAATCCGTAATACTCACATACTTTATTAAGACTAGGATAGGGATCTGATTGTCCAGTTAATATGAAGTGGACCAATTGGCAGTCCCATATCCTTTTCTCAGTAAAGTCTATTTGATAACGTTTGAGCCAGTGTAAATCGAATTTAATATTGAAGCCAACCAGAAGTTCGCATATATTAATTTGATCCTGGACCGTATCAAGTTTAGTTTTATACGGAGCATCATCGTATTCAATACTGTATAATCCATTTGTAGTTCCTATGTAACAAAGTTTATTAGTTCTATCAAAGGGATTACCCTTGTTAGATATTGTTGTTTCAACATCAAGAGTTAAGTAGCGCATTCTCCGCGAGGTTCCCCATAAAATTTATCTATTGCTTCTTCTATTGTATCATCTTCATTAGAAAAAAGCAAGAGATCTTCTGCTTCTTCAACAGATAAACTATCATCAAAATCTAAAATATCTTGCACTGTTGCATTATAAATCTTCATATCGAGCTACCTCTGGTTTAATTAATACTTGCATTGATCCATGTCTAAGTTCAGGTAAAGTATCTGCGTCACCTAGTAATTTATTCTTAACAATATTTAAATATCTATAACGACTAGAGTTATCTTGTTCTTTACCTATACCTAGAATCCAATCAGCCTCACCTTGCTTGGCTGTTTTACTACTGTCAACCATATCCATGGTCAACCATAGTTTTCCTTCTGCTTCACCACCTGCCTGGGATATAGCTATAACTGGTGCATATGTCTTAGCTATTTCTCGGGCCCACTGATAGATTGCTTTTAGTTCCAAATCATTTCTATCTCCTTTAAATCCTTTAATCTTATCTATCTGGTCAAAGATAATCAAAGCAGGATTAGCTTCTTTAAGAATAGCTTCAATCCTATTAGCTCTTGATGAATCTTCAAAGTCATAGATCTTAATTCGTTTGCCTGTTTTAGTTTCAAACAAGGCTTGGTTTCTATCTATATCACCAAAGAGCGATTCGGCTGTTACCCCAAGCACTGCTTGGTAACAACGAATGGCGACTTTATTACCTTGTTCCTCATTGTTAAACCAAATGATATCACCATCAGTTTGTTCAACCATGTGGGATATTTCACTAGCTAAAAAGGTAGTCTTACCAGTCTCAGGTCTAGCAAAGACAAACCCAAAGTCACCTTTGCGTAATGAACCAAGACTCTTATTCAGAAATTCTAATCTCCATCTAAGACCTGGCGTAGCAACTTGAGAGTTATGTAAGTCTGCTAAGTTTAATTCAACGGAAGTAGGTTGGTCTGCTTCTACTTCTTGATGTTCAAACTCATTAAACTTATCCATCAATTCTTTTATATCTGATTTACCATCTTCAACATCTAATGCTAGTCTTGCTAAGTCTCCAGCAAGGCAGCGTCTACGATGCTCTTCAAGCAGAGTGACGACTGCTTCAGGGTTAATTAGTTCAGAGTTTAAGACACGATCTAACAGATCGGATAGTTCTTTTCGTTCAGAGTCCTTAAGTAAATAATTAGAATTATAAGCTAACTCTAATTCTTCTTTAGTTATATTATTATTATTGTATTTGTTATAATAGTACTCTATTACTATAAACAATTTATATATGTTACTATAATTAATTTTAATATAATTAATGTTAACATATCTATAATACTTTGTAAAGAGATTTCTATCCTTACAAAATAAATTTATTATCTGTTCTTCAACCAAGTAATGATTTCTCCTTTCTCATAATCTTTAGGATCTTTAGGTGAGATAACAACATCAACTAATATACCCCTCTGTTTCAAGTTTCTTGATATCCTAATCGCTTCTTTAGCCTTATCCCTATCCAACCATATTAGAATCTTTTTAAATCGTTCTGAGAGTGATTGTGTAGTTTCTAGAGACATACTACTACCAAGTAGCGGTGTTGCACAATAGTCTGGTGAAAGTCTAGCAATTTTAATTGCAGATAAAACATCTTCTACACATACAATTGTATCACCATTACCATAAATTGTCAAAGGCTTATTACCTTTAGATAAATACTTTTGATTTTGATCACCAAAACATCTACCTTGCCAGTAATTTTGCGTGTGTAGCAACACAAGTACATCAGATTTTGCGTTATACGCAATATTATTTTGCTCGATCTCTTGGTTAGTAATGCCATACTTAAGTAACCATTGCTTAGCTTTCATAGGAATATCAGTAGTTAAGTCAAGAGTAATCTCATCAGATAGCATCGTCTGCTGACTCTGCAATCTGCTTCGAATAGATTGTATATCGTTCTTTAGTTTGTAATACTTACAACCAAAGCACCATACATGGTCATCATACTCGGCAAGATTATCCCGTGAGCCACACTTGGGACAAGATGTATGTTGTATAAATTTACTAATGATAATCCTTAGGTAAGGTTAGGTGTTACACACATGACAGTTTTCATTCATTATGTTATAATACTTGTATAGAATGAAAATTCTATATTAACTTTTATAAAGGAAACTAATCATGTGGACTAAACCAGCAGCTACTGAAATGCGTTTTGGCTTTGAAGTAACAATGTATGTAATGAATAAATAAATCCCCTAGATTGCCGACTCGGCCCGTAGCCGTGCGGACAATCATAGTGGATCTATTAAATCATTAGTATCCGTATCATCATCAAAGGTCTCTTCTTCTGAACGAAGATCATCTCGTTCTTTAGCAGGGGCATCTGATTGAATCTCGTGATAACAGGTGTTACATAAGTCTAAGTATTCACCTGTTGTCGCAGATTTCCTAGTTGACTCAAAGTCATTTAAGTTTTTATTACAGGCAACACATCTCATTTAAGCTCCTTGAAATTTAAATTCTTGCTTACGATATAACTGTTTAATTTTAGCACAGATATCAGCATAGTTACTATTATTTTTTAATATTCTAAGATGTTCTCTAAGTCCTTCTTTAGTATAAACTTGATACTCATCATAAGCTTCATTAACATGAATAGTTCTAACACCGTCATGTGCTCTAACATCTAACCAAGTATCACCCGCATCTTCTACTTGATACCAAGCACAACTATCAATAAAGAATTCAAGATCTTTTAATGAAACATGATTAAACTCTTCTTCAAGACTAAAGAATGTTATAAAATTACCTACTTCAATTGACATAATTATAGACTCCTATAGTAATTGTATATTGCTTTTGTATATTTGTCAAGCGTAGATCCTTCAAGACCTGGTGCAGTATTAACTTCGAACACAAAGAATTTATTATCATTAACTTTGTGACCTATATCTACAGCACCAAAGTCTAAGCCAAGTAATTCTACTGCTTGAATAGCAATGGGGCATAGCATATCAGGTATTGCAACATCAGTTCTAGCGTATATCCAGCCACTAGAATGATTACGAATACCTGAAGAAGATCCAGTAAATCCCAGTTTTCTTTTTTTCTTTTGAACATCTAATACTTCTCCTTTAAAAATATGAACACGATACTCATCACGATGTTTAGTCTTGACAGTGTATAATGGTGCATTAACTAATTCATTAGGGTTATTAGCAATAACTATACCACGACCACTATGTCCTGTAGTTGTAGTCCGACAATAAATTATATCACCCATATCAATAAGATGTTTAGCAATATCTTTTGATATAGTGTATCGAGGTATATGTTTAAAGTCTTTACTTTCTAATGTATCAAATGTCTTAAGTTTATTACTAGCTAATGCAATATTATGTGGCTTATTGAGATCTTGTTCCATCCACCTAAAGTGTGGTGGTGTAGAACTACCCCAATTAACTATAACATCTTTGCGTCTAGCATTGTAGGTTGGCCGAACCCTTAGAACACCAAGGGATTTAGCCAATCTCTTAGCTGATATACTTCCAGCTTTGTAAGGAAATATTTTAAGGGACATTATTTATTTCCTTTTAAGTAATGAAGGTGCTGCATAGTTATGGTATGCAGGTACACCTACAGGATCAATAGAGTCATCTTCAAACTCATCTACAAAAGATAAAGAATGATAAGGAACATTGTAAAGAAATGAAGCTTTACCTTTGTAATCATCATGCATTAGATCACATGTAAAGTCTTTGTTAACTGCTACAACCTCACATAACTCACCAGTTTCATATACTGTAAGAGTAGCAGGATCAGCTACATCTTCTAGTAATTCTACCATTGCACCTACTGCTACTACTTTAGACTTAGGTATTGTTACTTGAGTTTTATAAGTAGCTACTGGTTTACGCCAGTTACCATAGCTATAATCTGTATCTTTCCATGATGTAACTATAGGTGCAACATAAGGTTTGTAACTATCATTAGAATACCATACACCATCATCCCATATACCTTTAGATTCATTCATGATCTTATGGTTGCCATGTCTATCAAGGAATACAAGCTTACTGTATCCAATACGACCTTCCACTAATTCAATTATAGGATCTTGAAATAAAGCAAGGTTGCCCCACTTACTAACCAAAGGGCGTAAGATTTTCTCATTGAATCTAACAGTATCGCTAAACTCAGCATCACCATAGCCACTAATAATACCATTGTGGACGAAACCAATTGCATTATTAACTGCAAAGGGATGACAATTTGCTGTATCAATTTTACCATGAGTCTTAATCCTAAAATGAATTACTGCTTGTTTGTTTTCATGTTTCTTAAATGCATCATAGAAAGTTTGAAAACTAAAGAAACCTTTTTCAATATGAAGTTTCTTGTTATCTGAATACATAAATCCAGCACCATCTGGATTAGATGTATAACATTCTTTCAATGTTTCGATAGGTAATACTTTACCTTCAGGTTTATAAATTGCAATACACATTATACAAACTCCTTTAAATGATAACTAAGTTCTGGGAACATACGCTTTCTACTAGATAACCAATGCATGAATGCTTCATAATGAGTTTGTTTCTTTAACGACTCATTAGATTGAGCAGGCATACAGTAGTCTACTAATGCTTGAACAAATTGTAAGCGAGATGCAAACTCTTTGTAGTTCATAGGTGTAGCAAACAATCTAACTTCTACAGTATTTTGATTGTTTAGATTGAGTGCATTATATCTATCACCACCATGTTTGTTACGCCATGCATATGTAACATTCCGTCCATTATCCATACGAGCATACTGATTATCTGTACGACCTGCTATGAATGCAATGAATAGTTTATTTTCTGCACGATTAAGAAACTCAGTTAACTTGCCAAGAGTCAACTGCGACAAGGGTTTCCGACTGATGTGCACATGCATACCTACATTCTTTTCTATCTTAAGATCAGGTGGTAAGTTATCAAAGAAAGATTTGAATACTTGTAAGTGAATGTCCAATGTAGCAGGGCATGTTACAATCTCAAAGCCATTACGAATAGAACCATCTGATTTCATAAGAGCATGACCATGCATTAACTTACCAACACCAAGTTGTGCACGATTACGATTGTTTGTCTCATACTCAAGCTCACAACCTAGATAGACAGTGTTAGGTCTAACGCGAGTAGCCTTGAACTTAAGCATACTTTCTACACGAGTAGAATAGTTATGAATCTTGAATGATGCATCAAGACAGTGATGACACACACCATCAATACATAATTCAGATACTGATTCATTATGACATTGTGAACATTCTACAATGTCTACTTCATCTCTATTCCATACTTGACCAGTGTGATAGAACTGATCAGGCTTAAGCCATATGTCATGATGTTCATTGAATGTATATCCATACAACCTAGGATCAGTAGACTTATGTATTTCAGTCCATTGAGTAGAACCAAGTCTTATGCGTCGTTGACTACCTTCAACATGATATTTAGTTGTTAAGAAGTCTTGATAGTATGCATAGTTTGGGATATCTTTGTTGTCAAGATAATCTTTAACCCATGTAGCAGGCATAATAGCATCTTCAATTAACAGTGGATTACTAGCTATGTCAACTGCTTCTCGTAACATATGCTCAGTTACCCAACTAGTACGCATAGCTTGAGAGCGAAGGCGTCTTTTTAATGCACCCCAGAATCCTTTTTTTATTGTACCATTTTGATTATAGTATACAGGTGCATTAGTTTTGTAATACAACGCATCAATAATAGTTGATGCATTGATTCTATAACTAGGGCTTGTTACAAGACTTGTTTCATAAGCAGCATCACGATAGAAGTTATATACACTTAATCGTCTGCTGCCATTAGCTTCATCATTGGTATAGAATTGTAACATACGCATATCTTTATACCAAAGGGTAGATAGAGTATAGGTTTTACGAACAGTTGCTTGTTGTTCATAATCCCAACCATTATCTTCTTTAGTCCAATATGTTTGACGAATGTCAGGATGTAACCATCCAAACATATTAAAGCGTTTATTAAAATCACTAAAACTATATGGTTTCATTGGTAGCCCC